GCGTGGGAGAACTCCAGCGTCGTGGCGTGGGAGAACTCCAGCGTCGTGGCGTGGGGGAACTCCAGCGTCGTGGCGTGGGGGAACTCCAGCGTCGAGGCGTGGGATCAGGTAGGCATCCAGGGCTATGGCGCCGCTTCGATCCTGCTCTACGGTCTGGCCGTCCTCTGGCTCCACAACAAACTGAAGTTCACCAAGAAGTCGAAGACGGCAACCGTCCGTGAAGTTGGTGATTCGGTCATCCGCGCCAAGAAAGGTGCGCCGAAAGACTGGCTGGCTAAGAACGGTGTCGATCCGGTCAAAGGCAAGATCACGCTGTTCAAGCGCGTCTCGAAGGACTTTAAAACTCAGGAAGGGTGCGAGTGGGAAACCACGTGGACCGTGGGCGCCACGATGGATCACCCGAATTGGAGCCCCGCCGGCGAAGAGTGCCATGCTGGCAAGTTCCACGGCTGCCCGCGCCCGTACTTCTGTGATGAATTCCGCAGCACGCCTGGCGACCGCTACGTGGCGCTCGAAGTCGCGGTGAAAGACCTCTACGCCTGGGACAAGCCCGGCTACCCCCACAAGATCGCCTTCCGCCGCGGCATCGTGCTCTACGAGTGCGACAAGCACGGCCGCAAAAAGTCGTAACTCACAGTTTCACAATTTTTAGAACCATCAAAGACACCCAAACCCGAAAGGAAGACGCCACCATGGCACAGCTCGAAACCCCAGGAAAATTCAAGGCCGTCATCATTGAGAACGCCGTTTCCGAGAGCAAGCCGAAAGAAGGCAAGCCATCGGAAGGGCTCCAGTGGGCGGCGAAATACTTCATCCAGCAGTACTTCGATGAAGCCACGAAGCAGTGGATGGACTGCGCCGATCAGAACCTGGTGATCCAGGGCTGGCAGGCCATCATCAAGAATGACGGCGAGGCCAGCGACTTCGGCATCAATACGCTGAAGGAAGTGCTGGGCTGGGATGGCGTCGACCTGACGTACCTGGACGGCGACCTGTCGGCCATCGTGGTGCAGATCACCACGGCATTCGAGGCCGATCAGAAGGGCGTTAGCCGCCTGAAGGTGAAGTGGCTGAACCCCGAGAACTTCGAAGGCAACTCGCTGACGAAGCTCGATCCCGCGGCGCTGAAGAGCCTGAACGCCAAGATCGGTTCGAAGCTCCGCGCCCTGTCACCGCCGGCGCCGGCCGCGGCAAAGACCACGACGCCAGCACAACCGGCGGCCGCCGGCGCAGCACCGGCCAGCAAGCCGCTTGGGAATCCGACCGCTCGCAAGTTCTAGAGGTCTGCACCGCTGACAGAGATAGGCGCAGCCGGAAGACGCTTTATCGAGGGCAGGCGGGACGGGGTAACCCGGTCATATACGGCCCCATATCTCCGGCAGCCAGCGACGTGGCCTCCTTCCGCGGGCGCTGGCGAAATTTGAAAGGGATCGACATGCCTGGCAAATCACCGACGCGACTGCGAATTGAGGCTGGCTACATCAATCAAAAGATGCTGGCCGACAACGCTGACGTTTCGGCGCACACGCTGCGCAAGTACGAGACCGGCAAGCTCCACGTCATCGCCAAGGGCACATTCAAGCGATGGGCCCGCATCGCCAAACTTCTGAAAATCACCTACCAGGAATATTCTTCTGCCGTGCTCGATCAGCGGTGGCGAGCACTGAAGAAATAGCTGGCGGCGGCGCTCTTCGGTACACGCCAATCAAGACAATAGCGCACCCCGATTGCCCGACCGCCAGCTTGAAAGGAATTGACCCATGGATTGTCCAATTTGCGGTTCTCAGTTCACCATCCCGATTGGCAACGGCTGCCGGCACTGCATCACCTGCAAGGCTGACATGAACATGGATGAGTGGGACAAAATCGTGAAGGGCGGCCAGGGGCGCACCAGCAAAGAGGTGAAGGATGCCGCTGAGGGTTGCGTTCACGTCGTCATCATGGCCATCGTTGTCATTGCCATCCTGTGTGCAATGTGGGGGACGAAGACATGACGACGGGACCGTTTTACCGGGTCACCAAATGGCTGCGCGACCACAAGCCAACCGACCCGGTTCCGCCAGATTTGAAACCCGACGTTGACGAACTGCACACCCGATTCACTGAGACCGTTCGGAAGCATCCGGACGTAAAGCTTTCCCGATACATGCGCGTTCTGCTGAGGCTGCCCGATGAAAACGGAACTGACCATCGAGTGGAAGGGTTGCCATCTGGAGAGCCTGGCGAACAAGCGGGAAAACAAATTCTCGAAGAGCGGCCGGGCGTCTGAACAGCGGCAGGGGATGCTGCTGCGTCTGGCCAACAAGCTGCGCACTGTCGGCCTGAAAGCGCCGTTCGCTGTGGAAATCACCCGGATCGGACCGCGCAAGCTGGACAGCGACAACCTGAGCATCAGTGCGAAGCACGTGCGCGACGGCGTTGCCGACGCCCTGGGCGTTGACGACGGGGACGAAACGAAAATCCAATTCACTTACCAGCAGGAAAAGGCCAAAGGCTACGCCGTGCGTGTGGCCATTAAAGGAGCGAGCTGATGGATATTGACAACGAAAAGCGATGTGTTGCCGCGCAGGTCATCGTCGAACTGTTCGACAATAAGAACGTTCAGCAGCTTGAGTTGCTGCGGTTGCGGGCCGCGATTGCGCTGTCTGTTTTGGGCGACAAACGGCAAGAGATGATGGGTCGCATTGCCAGCGAGCTTGACCGCGCCTACGAAAAGCACGGCCGGGAGCAATGGGGGCGGCACGAGTTCTATGCCATTCTTAAAGAAGAAGTCGACGAACTGTGGGACTGCATTAAGCGCGATGAGCCCATGGAGAACGTCGAGAAGGAAATGCTTCAGGTCGCCGCCATGTGCTTCCGTTACTTCGAAACTGGCAACCGCTCATTCAAGGGAAAGCCATAGAGATGCTCCAGTTCACTGAACCCACATGGCCGATCAATGCGCCGCGGCGCTGGCAGACTGAAGCTTTTGCCACCGCGGCCGCGCATCTTGGCCAGCCTGACTGCGACCCGGCGGTCATCAGCGCCATTATGGGCGCCGGGAAGTCGTTGCTGATTCAAGAGCTGTGCGCCTGCGCGGCGATGGAAACCAACGACGTTATTGTCGTTTCCACCAGCACGCAGGACCTGGTTGAATCGCTGACTGCTGACATCAAAGAACGCTGCCGGATGCACCGCAACGTCGGCTGCTGGTACGGCCGGCGGAAGCGCATCGCGCAGGTCATCATCGCCTGCGTCGATAGCCTGCACACCCTGGCCACCAGGCTTCAGCAGCTTGGCAAGCGCGTGGTGCTGTGGATGGCCGATGAGGCGCACCGCTCCGAATGCTCGACGGTGCTGGACGCTTACGAGACACTGGCGCCGGCGCATTCGTTGGGATTGACGGCCACCGCCTTTCGCGCTGATGCCTTCGAATCGATCACCCTGTTTCACGAGCTGATCTACCGCTATGGCGTGAAAGAAGCCGTGGCCGATGGCGTTGTGGTGCCGTGGAAGATCGTCAACCACGACGGCGACATTGATGACCTGGATGCCGCGTGCCTGCAGATGATTAAATCGTTCCCTGGCCCCGGCCTGGCCAACGCCGCGGACATCGCGGATGCGGAAGCGTTCGCGCGGTTCCTGAGCAGCAATGGCGTGGCATCGAAGGCCGTGCACAGCCGGCTGAGCCAGTTTCAGAAGCAGCGCATCATGGAAGACCTACACCAAGGGCTGCTGAAGTGCGTGGTGCATGTAAACCTGCTGACAGAGGGCGCGAACTTTCCCTGGCTGTGCTGGCTGCAGCTCCGGCGTGAGGTTGAGAGCCGTGTGCGGTTCTGTCAGGAAATCGGCCGCGCGCTGCGCTCCTGCCGTGAAATTATCTGGCCCGGCAATGGTGACATCCAGAAGACGGAAGCCATCCTGGGCGACCCGCATGACCTATTCGGCACCTTTGGCGGCGTGACGCATTCGGAAGCGCTGGGGGAGCCGCCTGAGAAGCCTGAGTGGGAACAGCCGGAACGTCTGCCGCCGGAAAACATCGGTGAGCGCATCAAGGACGCTGACCCGCCGGTGGCGATGGCGTGGATTGAAAGCGTCGTGCGTACTCTCTGCGTGGCCGCTGACTGCGCCAACATGATGGATCGCGACCGGAAGCCGATCAAGAAGGCTGACCGGCTGAAACCCAGCACACCGATTCAGCAGGGCGCCATGGCCAGCGCCATTGAAGGTGTGCGCACCATTGCTCCTGAAGGCTGGATGAAGTGCCTGGAGGAAATCGCCCACCGGCCGGAATGCCTGCGCTTTGGGTTCACTGCCGATCTGCTGATGGGGCTGCAGGGCATCAAGAAAGCGAAGACGTGGCCACCGTTGGACAACAAGGGCCGCATTTCTGCCGTGCCTGGCGCTGAGGATGAAGCCAGCGCACCGGAACAACAGGTGATCGTGGTGCCGTCCGTCACTGACAAGGCGGGGCAGCTCGTGATGGATTTTGCTGAAGCGAAGGGAGCATAGAGATGAGCGAATTAACTGGGCCGGTCATACCTGATGAGACGCATTTTAATGGTACTAAGGAAAACAATCCCGGCCAACTTGAGCCGTTCAGCGGCCCGGAATATCTGGAGCTCAAGAAGCGCGGTGCAACGATGGAAGACATCCCGCGGCTGCTGCTGACCATTGAATTCCTGGGTGCCAGTTGCAAAGCGCTGAACGAACAGCACGCCAGCAATGTCGACGTCATCAACACGTTGCGGCCGGTGTGCGTGATGTTCGCCATGAACGGCGGCGGGAAGATCATGATTCCGTTTGAAAACATGGCCGTGGCAGCGCAGCAGGATCTGCATTGGAACGCGAACAAAGCCACGAAGTTTCTGGAGCTGTGGGTCAAAGTGAAGCCGCCCAAGGGCATCATCATTCCTGGAGATTTTAGACGATGAAAGAGATTACCTGGAGTCCGCAGGATGAAATCCATCCGAACATGCGCGACATGATCGCCATCCACGAGGGATCGGTTCCCTTGGCCATCGTTCGTGACGCTGAGACCATGGCCAAATACATCGGCGTGCCCGTGTCGCAATTCAGGATGGAGACGCACTTTTGCAAAGTGCTGGCGAAATGGCGTTATCAGGTGGCTGACGCCATGCTCGAAGAGAAGGAAAAACGACAATGAATCGACTGAAATTTCCGCCGCAAGAATTGGTCGAAAAGTGGATCGTTCGGCTGCAGTGTTCGGTGAAAGAGCTGCGCGAAGATAAATCAAAGTGCCTGAGCTCTGCTAAGGGTGTAATCATTAATGATCCCATCAGCGTTATCAGCGATCCTTGGATGATCCAAATTCGCCTCTATCACGAGGCCTTTAAAATGGTTGTTTGTCACAATTTCGATCTCATGGATCTCGAACGCCTTCAGGGCCAAATCGTCGACACCATGGTTGCTTCGCTTGTTCGCGCAATGCTCGACAACATGACAAAGCTGTTTCTGAACACCACTACCGACGCCTTGGACGTATCGACACAATTGTAAGGTAGAGTTTTAATGGAACTCTCTGAACTCAAACGCGACCGAAACCTGTTGCTGGCCGTGCTGAAGATCCAGCGCGAGGGGCAACACTTGCCTTGCCCGTTCCACGGCGGCGGGAAAGCCTTTTGCGTTTGGCGCGGTGACGATGGCGTGTGGCTGTGGAAGTGCAACAGCACCGGCTGCGGATGGGGCACCGTTGTCGATGCGGCCATGAAGATGTTCAACGTGCAGACCTGCCGCGATGCCATCAACGCGCTGGAAAAGGAACTCGGAATCAAGATCGGGCGCGATGAGGACTATATCGAGCCGCGCATTGACGTCGACCGGGCGGAAGCCTTCATCAAAGACGCTCACGATTACCTAATGAACAGCACGGAAGTGCAGGAACAATGGCTGAAGAAGAAGCGCGGCATCGAGAACCTTGAGACCGTCCAGAAATACCGCCTGGGGTTCGTCGATGGCGCCGGGTTCCACGGCAAGAACTGGAGAATCTTTGGCTGGGTGCTGCCAGTAACGGACGCTGCCGGCCACCTGGTGGGTGTCAAGCTGCACACGGAGCGGCCGCCCTGGCCGGAAGGTCCAAAGTGCCTGTGGGCGCCATTCGGCACCTACCCCGTGGAAGACATTCGCAAGGGCATTCACCCAAAGCACGGGCCGCACACCCTGTGGCCACCGCCGGAGCATCACGCCGGCGTTCAGCAGCTCTATTTCTGCCCGGGCGAACTGAAGGCGCTGGCGATGATCGCCGCGGGACTGCCGGCCACGGCGCCAACGAACGGTGAAAATAAGCTGCCGGATCGGCTGGTGCAGCGGATTGCGGCCGCAAAGCCTGGCAGCCTGGCCATCAGCTACGACGACGACAAGCCAAAGATGATCAACGGCAAGATGGTCAGCCACGGCAACGTCTGGAAAGATTCGATGATCGAGGCGTTCAAGCCCACGGGGATTGTCACGCTCCCTTTTGCCTTTCGGAGCGAGCCGATGGCGCCGCTCGCTCCGACGATTCCCGCAGAGGATACCACCGTCTCGCACATCGCTTCAACCGTGTCCGGAACAGTGGTCAGTGGACCGGTAGAGATAAATACTGAAGCGCCGGGCAAAGGCCGCTACAGCGTCGAGTGGTGGAAGCGCGTGACGATCACCGACGAAGACGTTGAGAACGCACAGAAGATGCACACGGTGTGGTGGACGGTTGACGAAGCGGACTTCATTCAGGTTTTCGAAGAGGCGCGGCGCTACGACACGTTGCCAGATGCCGATACCGCCATCTGCCCGTGGCTGGAGTGCACACCGGAAACGATGTGGGATCTGCTGGCCGCTGAAATCAAAAATGGACCCGGCGGGCCGCACGCAAAGAGCGGCGAGCTGATGCAGTCGCTGCGCAAGGTTAGAGAGCTTGAAAAGTTACCGTTTTAGAGGTCCATTTTGTCGAAAGTCGATGCCAACGATATTGCCGCGCAGCATGGCCCTGTTGTTCTTGCTGCTGAAGCGGAACGCCTGGCCGCCGCGGCGCGAGTCGAGGCGCTGGCATCCTTCCCCAGCGTCACAGAACTGGTCAAGCGCCACGGCGGCCGGATGCGGCAAGCCATCATCCACGGGCTGGTGCGTCGCGGCGAGGTCATCAACATCATCGCACCGCCGAAATCCGGAAAGACCTGGCTGGCGTACCACATGGCCATCTGCGTTGCCTCTGGCGGCCATCTGCTGGGGATCACTGAATGGAAGTGTGAGCCTGGGCCCGTGGTCATCTTCGACAACGAACTGCATGAGGAAACCAGCGGCGCGCGCATTCCGATGGTGTTGAAGGCGATGGACCTGCCGGCCGAAATCCTTGACCGCATCTACGTGGTCTCGCTCCGTGGCAAGCTGGTGGACATCAACACCCTGGCCCCTGAAATCGCCAAAGCGAAGATGCTGAAGCCCAAGATGGTGATCCTGGACGCGCTCTATCGGTTCATTCCGAAGGGCATGAAGGAGAACGACAACGCGGACGCGACGGCCATCATGAACACCATCGACAACTACGGGGCGATGCTCGAGACCGCGGCCATCGGATTGGTTCACCACACCAGCAAGGGATCACAGGGCGAAACCGATCTGATGGACGTGGGCGCCGGCGCTGGAGCGTTTGCACGGGCAACGGACAACCACATGGCCGTGCGGCCGCACGAAGACGCTGACCACTACATCATTGAGGCACAGCCGCGCAGCTTTAAGAAGCCTGAGAAGATCGTGTGCGAGTGGGCATTCCCGTTGTGGTGGAATGTCGAGGGCAAGAATCCCGACGATTTGAAGGGCAAGAAGAAGCCGAAGAGCACGCCAGTGACGGAAGTTGACGCTACTGTCGATCCGTCTGTGATCGTGGCGCCGGCGCTGAATGAAAAGTGGATGAGCACTCCTGAGCTGGTGGCCGGGATCGCCAGCCTGACGAAGCGCACACAGAAGGCCGCTGAAATCATGGTCAAGCAATTGGCCACGAGATACGACCTGCGCAACTTGAAAAAGGAAGACGGTGTGCGCGCTGCCGGGTGCATCTACGTCATGCGTGATGAGAGTGGGCCGGGGCTGCTCTATAGCCTGAAAGGGAAGACATGAAAAAGCAGATTGATGAAATTGAGACCGTCACGACGACGGCTCGCTTGGCGCCAGCGGTATGGTTGGCGCTGCAGCAGATTGCCAATGAGCGCGGAAGCCCCACGGTCACGCCCACGCGCGCGCAGTTGGTGAAATTGAGCGGAGTAAACCGTGTCGCCACTATTTCGGATTGTCTATCTGTTCTTGAGCTGGCGGGATGGATCGACCGGAAATTGATGCCTGTGAACAACAATGGTAAGATGGTGCGGATGCTGCGAATTAAGCTATTAAAGCCGTGGAAATTAGAGGGATTTGGCACATGACCATATTGGGATTTGTTGCCGCGTGGCTGTCGATCAGCGGCAACCTGGCTCTGATATTTAAGAAGGTGCTTCTATGCTTCTGGCTGTGGATTGCCGGAAACATTCTCTGGCTGATTTACCACGGCATCCGCGGTGATCTTCCCAGCCTGGTGCTCTTTGGCGCGTACATGATCATGTCCATCGCTGGCCTTTGGCACTGGAGTCGCCCGGCCTAGAATCCTCGCCACCGTTCCGTGGTGCCATGCCTTTCTCATCCTGCAGCGGATATCAAGTCTCTCCAGTTCGCGCGCGATGGCCCGTGGACCCATATCCCTGGATGCCAGCTCATGGATCTTCTGAATTGCTGCCTGTTCGTACTGGCTGGGCACCAACACGCCATTGCGGCCAGCGTGGAAGCCATAGGGCGCGTGTCGGCTCATTCTGCGGCCGTTGGCTTGGTGGCGCTGCATCGCATCGCTGGTGCGCTGTGCAATCTGCTGGCGCTCCAGCTCCGCAATGGCTGACATGATCGTGAACATGCACCGGCCCATCGGGCTGGCTGTGTCCAAGTTCAAATCCAGCAGCGCCAGGTTGGCGCCGTGCTTCTCCAGTCGGTCGATGATGGCTAGGGCGTCACGCGTGTTTCTGGCCAGCCTGGAGAGCGAATAGCACACCAACACGGCTTTGCGCTGGCAAGCGGTATCTAGCGCAGCCTGGAGCCCTGGGCGGTTGTCTGCGCGGCCGCCTGAGAGCTCCCTGTCCTCGTAGATCCACAATTCATTGTAACCCTTCATGCCGATGTAGGCGCGGCAGCGTTCCATCTGCAATTCGATGGACTCGCACAGCTCCGCGCCAGGGCGGGGGGAGAATCGAGCGTAGATGATCGCGTTCATCGGGCACCTCCAAGCTTGCACCAGTCCTGATATAGCCTCGTGCCTTTCATATCGTCCATGACCTGTTTGTGCCATGCAGGCTCAAAATAGGTCAATTCACCGCCGTCGTCGCACTTAACGACGACGTAATTAAATCCACACTGGTTTGTTCCATAGCGCGTTACAATTTCTCTTTCGTCCCGCGTCATATCGGACGCCAGCATAGCCTCAACGGCTTTCCAGTGCGACTCATGGCGGCTAATCGCCCTGCCGTTATCAAAACAAAACTCTTTATCAAAAGCGTGCATTTAGATTCTCCCTTGTCGCCTGCCTCGTCAGTGTGCGTAGGCGATTTCGCACAGTCGCCCTTGTGGGGCGATTCGGCTATTTTGTAGCTTTCGCTATTGCCTTCTCTGCGTCCGACATGATCCGCGCCCATTTGTTTTCGTTGTAGCTGGGTTCAGTTGGAGCGCCGTTACCCATGGCATCAAGCGCATCCTTTAGAGCCGAAAGCAATTCGGGCGACGCAGAAATTAATTGCGCATTTGATTCCGCCTCACCTTCGCGGTGTCGCCCGTGGTATGTTTTTGCGTCACAAATTGCGTATCCGTTTTTGTCAAACACAATCGATGCTGCTGGGCCCTTACCATTTCCGCCAGTATGCCATGGGCCCGGTGTATGCTTTAATTCGCTCATTGCATTTCTCCTTTGGGTTTGGGTTCACTCTTCCATCATCACGCCGGAATCAATTGCCTGCAGCACTGCGCGGAAATTGTTCCGGTGTTCCTGCACCAGTTTTAGGTAGCGTTCAATGGGTTTACCGTCGAGACCTTCAGCGATGGCAATTTCACGCGCGCGTTCCGCGAATGGTTTTGCCAGCTCCCGGCGGGATAGCTCCAGACGGACACAGCGGGAAAGCAATGGCCCGGCATCTTCGTTGTCTTCGAACAGCCCATCTTGTCCGTCGTTCGTCGTGGTGAAAATGAATGCCACGTGCTGCGGGAGACGCTCCAGAATCACCAGCAATTGACGTATGGCATCTTTGCGCAGTCCGTGTGCCTCATTGACGATATAGGCACGCCCCAACTTTGGGCCCCAGCCCGATAGGGCAATTGAACCCTCAATTTCGCGCAGCGTCGATAAGCTGCAATCACTGGCGTCGATTTCCTGAATGCAAACATCCTCTGCAATTTCGGACGCCAAGAGCCGCGCGAGTGTGGTCTTTCCGGTGCCAGATTGCCCGGTGAACCAATAGGCGCGGCCAGCTAAACCACGCTTTTGCAGGAGCGCGATTTTAGCGACGATCTTTTCCTGCCCGACGACTTCAGCGAACGTCTTAGGGCGGTATTTCTCATAGAGCTGCATCTTTGTTCCCTCGCTTTGGCTTGCCTCATCAGTGCGGACGGCGCCACCGTTCCGCAGTCGGCCATTACTGGCCGATTCGGCGTTTAGATGTTGCTCCAGCGTTCAAGGCAGCGCAGGAACGATGCCCGGTGCTTCTCTCCCATGCGCTCCAGCATGTAGGCAGCGAATGCGGCCGCTTCGATTGGTGCCAGGGATTCCAGCGCACCCTTCACGCTGGAAAGATTCCCGTTGATGAACATTTCAATTAAGGCGTCGACACGATCCATAATTCTGTTCTCCAATTAGAGGTTAAAGGTTCACTTCGGAGCGCCCCACACGGCTTTGTCGTAGCCCGGCAAGCGCGGGATATAGTGGTTGTGCAGCTCCCGGCAGAATTGCGCGGTGAGCGTCTTTTCGTAGTCGTCGGACTCACAAGCCTGATATTCAAAACAGGAAATGGATTTCAGGACTTGGAGCGCATCGGGAACGGCGTGGCGGTATGAGTTTTCGTTGAAGATGTAGACGGGCGCGGCGTTCTCTTCGCGGTATCGTGCATTGATGCTGCGCCAGTTTTCGTTCAGGAGCATCTGCCCGATGGCGTCCAGCTCCTTCGCCGCTTCCGCGGCATCGATGGCGCCGCGGTACTTGCGCAACCAACTGAACTGTTGAGCGTAGGGACCACGCTCCAGATTCAGCGCCGCGTTGATGAGGTAGTCGATATGCTTGTTTTCGACGATGAATGCTGACATTGGCGATTCTCCTTCGTGGGGTTTATTCGGCATCAACGGTGTTCACTTGAGCCACCCTTGACGCCACGACTATACACCACGTAATAACGCAGTGTCAAATTTCGCTATGAATTAAATTCAATGGGGATATTCTTTGAGGCTATGAAACCTGAAGAGCTGAAAGCCTGGCGTTCAAAGGCCGGAATGACACAAGATCAACTGGCCAAAGCGCTTGATGTTCCCACGGCAACCATTGCCCGTTGGGAAACAGGGACGATGAAAATACGTCATGAATTAATCTTAGAATTGGCGCTGGAAGGATTATTTCAGCGAAGGAAACAGGGCAATTAATGGCGTTTCCGTATCACGCGGTAGGCGTAACATACTTTGCCCTTGTTTTTACCCTAATAATGCGTGTTTCCTCTCAATTCCCGTCCATTCCGTATGACGCGATTACCGCGTGCCTCTGAAAATCCGTATGTCGCGATTACTGATATTAGGTTGCCTGTCCGTATGTCGCGATAGCCGCGTGATCTCTCTTTCAGAGAGAGAGACTATCATCTCTCACTTTCTGTGAGGATTCAGCCCTCTAACGAAAGTCGGCAATTCAAATATTTAACGTTCATGCAGAATATACCGGTATGGAAATCAACGATCAAAACACGCCAGCTCCAAACGCCATCCAGCCAACGGCACCCAAGCGCAGAGGCAGAAAGCCAATTCCGATTGATCAACGGCACAAAGGCGTTACAGTCTCGCTTCTCCCGGCAACAATCCGCAAGCTTGAACGGCTCACCGTCGCAATGCAGACGGAAAGCATCTCACGGACGGTCACCGTGTTGATCAACAACACGCCTGAACCGAATTAAATTAAAGTCGTAATTCATTTGGTGATGGATGCCGTTCTAACTCGAACAGCCCAAAGTCCACAATCGCGCGCGACAATTCCGGATCGATCACCCGCTAATTCCAGCCTCTTTCCTGCCTGTTTGGCGTCAAGCGACCCCTTGACACCATGAGTGCCCATAGGTGAAAGCGTAGGTTTTCATAGGCAAGAGCACGAGAGACGCGGAACAACATGGCCGAAATGTTTACCACACCCCCACCCCAATTTCGCACCGGGTACCTAAGACTTAACCCAGCCATCCGAATTCAAATTTTTTATATGTGCACAAAGATTCTTCTGCACGTGTTGTCGGTTCATGCGGAATAAACCAGTGTGAAGACATTGAATTGATTCTGGAGACGAAAATCATGCACTACCGGAACGGACGTGAAGCGAAGAACGGCGACAAGATTGTGTCGCTGGCTGGCTACGGCACTGGACCCGTCAACATCAACGCCATCGGCATTTTGTTCGATGCCACGCCGGGAAGCGATCACTGCAACGGCAGCATCGCGTCAACCATCGGCGGCCCTGTTGTCGGCGCCTGTCTCTGCGACTGCCTGCACTACGACGATGTTGCGGCGCTCCTGATCGAAAAAGGCTTGGATAAGCGGCCGCCGGGAAAGTGAATTTCGACCCGTTGGCGCGTGCCAATGGGAATGAAAAAAACTTGTGAAGGAAAACGATCCAATGAACTTCGCTTTCGCTGCCAAGACCATGATCGTGCAGGCTTGGAAGATCGACCAACACGACGGCGCAGGATTGCCGGATTGGACGGAAGCTGCGCTGAAAGCTGGCGTGCTGGAAGTTCAGCAGGAACCCTTTGCGATCAAGGTCAAGTCCGTGGCTGGACCGAGCAAGGGAAAGCCGGGCGACTGGATCGTTCGCAATCCGGGCGGTGATCTGGTCATGGTTGAAGCGCTGGTTTTCGAGGCGGCCTACAAGCCTCTGGCTGCCGACACCACCGCTCCCGAGGCCGATCCCGATGCGCTTCCGGTTCACCCTGATTCGATTCATCGGCAAATCGAGACTCACAAAACAAACGAATGCAATTCTGCCCTAGAGATTTTCGTTCTCGATGGCCCTGGGCCGGGGAACGCTTGCCACAAATATTTGATCAGTGGCGGGAAGTACGTCAACTGTGCCATCGAGTTCCAGAACGGCGCGATCAAGGAAGTCGGCACGAACGGTGTGACCCATGAAGCGCTCTGCGCCGTGCTGATCGATCGACTCGAAGGCTTCCAGGCCGGCAAGTACGCCTGTGACGAGAACGCCATGGCGCTGGAATACATCCGCGAAGCGCTGGGCATTCTTCAATCCCGCACGAAGCGGCGGGTTGTTGCCGGCATCGAAGGCACGATGGCGCCGGATCCGGTTGAGAAGAAACATCTCGGGGACGGGACCGCGAAAGCGACCGAAACACTCTCGCCGGCGGATGCGCAGCCAAAGGCGTTAACCGAGCAAAAGAAATAAAGCAGCCTCAGTGCGGGCTGGGTTTGAATGCCCTTCACCCCCGTGAATTGCACACCTGGCCCGCGCTGATGTTTTAGGAAGCCACCATGTTCGATGTCATGCGGCGATCACTGGAACTGCAGCGCGGTGGCAAGCAAGCCTCCGTGGTCGCTGACGAAGCGCCGTACATGCACACCTCGATGGCCAACCTGAAGGCAGCCGTCGACGCCGTGGTGTTCAAAGCGGAAGCTTACCTGCCGGGTTCAAGCTGGCGCGTCCATCCCGCGGTTGAAGATTCGATGATGGCGCGGGTGAGCGTCAAGGTCATCGACGATTGCGGCGCCATCGAGCCGTACATTGGCGTCTTCGCCATCACGCTGAAGGAATTCGCAGAGCTGGACGCCCCGCGATTCGATCTACTGGTGCGCTCCCGATTTGTTAATGCCATCGAACTGATTCAACGAAATCTTGAGGCTGCGCCGCGATGATCCGCTCCCGCAGAACCTACACGCCGCGGGCGCCGGTCATGCGCCGCTACCGCGCTGACTTCGGCGGATCGACGGGCGACGTGAACCTCATTGCCAAATTTTTCCGGGCCCTCAACTCTTATGAAGCCATGCGGCTTGCAAAGCAGTGGGGCGGCTCTCTTTCAACCCCACGTGTGACGGAGGATCGATCATGATTGGAATCAGACTGCTGACCATTTGGGCTGTGATCCTAGCACTGAACAGTGCGCCGCTGGAAGCCAACGATGCCATGCGCCTGCGCTACACGCGGACCGACTGTGGCGACGGGAAAACGATCACCGGCCATGGATCCTGCTTCGCCATCAGCGAGCACGACATTCTGACCGCGGCGCACAACGTCTTGCCGGAATACGACAAGAATGGCCAACCCTGTGGTGAGCCGTTCGCCACGCTCCAGGTCGAAGTCGGCGGCAAATGGGTGGCCGCCAAATTTGTGCGGTCGTGCAACCGGATTGACATCGCCTGGCTCCATTGCGATGAAAAGCTCGAGTGGATCGAAATCGCCAAGCAGGATGCGCCAGTCGGTACGCTGGGCATTGTCCACGGCCGGCAGCGTGACGGTCCGCTGAGCATGTACTACGCCAAGGTGACGAGCCGATTCTTTGAAGGTTGGACGCGCGACGTTGCCGCGGTGCCCTTCGATCATGCCCTATCTGGCGCCTGCTTCATGAAAGACAAATTGTGCCTGGGGATGATGGTGGCTGGCGTTCCAAAGAGCGGTGACATCGACAACACGCGCGGGCTGTTCCTGCCTGCCAGTATGCTGCGCTGGTTTATCGACGGCGGCGAGTAGCGAATGGGCCTGAACAAAGAAGAAGTCGAATGGGTGCGAGCGTTCAACGACCGCGGGTTGGTCAAGGACGCTGGCATTCCATCGCTTCATGCCTGTTCACTGCATCGCAAGGGCGTGATCTGCAGCATCCGCTACTGCGACACCGTTTGGTACACGCTCACCATCAAGGGCCAGAAGATCGCGGACGGGCTCGATAGCGTCTTCGGCAAGGCATCGTAAATGGCCGGCCGCATGGTTCCCGAGCTGCGCACCCGGCTTCTGGCGGAAGGTCGCTTCGAGGCCTACTGCGCGCGGCGCAAGGTTCTCCAAGACGCTGGCAACTCTGCCGCGCAAATTAAGACGTTCATGGATGTGGAATTCGCACCGCTCATCGCCGGCACGCCAGCCGCCATCGGCATAGTTGCCCAAGAGGCTCAAGCTGCGAAGTTACTCGAAGGCATCCCCGACGGCGATGCTGACGAGCGGGAAATCATCCGCTGGGTTTTCGATTTTATGGATGCGCCTGATGAGGTGCTGAAGGAAACCGCGCCGTCGCGCGGCGCTCTCTCGTATCTCCTGCGCATCCGCAAGAGCCTGACGCTTCAGGAGGACTTCTACAAGGTGATCTGGCCAAAGCTGCTGCCGACGAAGGCGCAGATGGAGCAAGGGGAAAAGTTCAGCGATGACGGGCGAGTTCTCGGCCTTATCGACAGCGTGGCAGCCGCATATCGAAGCACTCCCGTACTGCAACCGGGTGCCCAAAGACCTGACGGGCAACCTGGAGTACCGCCGGGAACTGTTGCGGCAGTGCCAGGGTGATCGAGAAAAACAGCGCGAGCTGTGGATTGCGTGCTCCCGCGATCTGCTTTTCTACGTCAACGTGATGACGTGGACCTACTCGCCGAAAGAACATCCGACCTCTCCCATTTTGCCGATGATGACTTGGCCGCAGTTCCAAGACGTCACGCTGATGGAAATCAACGATTCGATTGAGACCGGCCGCGACTCGCTGATTGTGAAGACGCGCGACATGGGCGCCACGTGGATGGTGCTGCTGGTCTATGAATGGCGCTGGCGCTTCAAAAATCTCCAGACGTTCAAAGTGCTGTCGATGACTGAGGATGAAGTCGATAAGAGCGACGATCCGGACTGCCTGTTTTGGAAGCTCGATTTCATCATTAAGAACATGCCATCGTGGATGAATCCCGCGATGACGCGCAACCATCTGCTGCTGAGCAACGAAGACAACGGCAGCACGATTGTGGGCGATTCCACGACGGGCGATGCCGGCCGCGGCGGCCGCAAGACGTCCATGTTCCTCGACGAATTCGCCAGCGTGGTGGAAGGCCAGAAGATCCTGGCCGCGACTGCCGACGTTACCAACTGCCGAATTTTCTGCAGCACGCCAAAGGGTACCGGCAACGCTTTCTATAAACGGCGCCAGCAGATTCTGCAGAATCCGGACGGCCGGGAAAATGTGATCCCGCTGCACTGGACGCTACACCCTGAAAAGTCGAAGGGACTTTATTTCGACCCGGATACCCAAAAGCCGCGGTCACCCTGGTACGACGGGGAAGCCCGGCGCCGCAGTCCGCAGGAAGTCGGGCAAGAGCTCGACATGGATTTCCTGGGATCCGATTACCAATATTTCAACGTGGCCGCGCTGGATGACATGACGAAGGTCTACGGCCGCAATCCCGCGCTGGTCGGTGACATTGAGTTCGACGCGCTGACGTTGGAGTTCAAGCGATTCACCAAAGACAACAACGGGCCGCTGCGCCTGTGGATGAACCTTGACGTCTACGGCAAGCCTCCGGCGGATCGGGAATACGTTCTCGGCGCGGACATCGCCACGGGCACCGGCGCCACTCCGTCAACGCTGTGCGGCGGTGATCGGAAGACGTCCGAAAAAATTCTAGAGTACGCCAATAGCAGGATTTCACCCGAGAAATTCGCGCTCTACGCGGTGGCCATCGCCAGGTGGCTGGCCGGCGCTTCCGGCCGCGGCGCGAATTTCATTTGGGAAGCGAATGGGCCCGGCCGCATCTTCGGTCAGGGCGTGATCACTGCCGGCTACCGCAACATTTATTACCGGACCGATGAACGGCGCCTGAATGTGAAGCCCACGGATTTCCCGGGTTGGTGGGCAACGCCCGACACCAAGCTGGCGCTGCTGGGCGAATACCGCCGGGCGCTGGGTGAAAAGCTGTTCATCAACCGCAGCATCCTGGCGCTCGAAGAGTGCAAAGCGTTCATCTACTCGCCACAGGGCGGCGTGAATCACAGCAGCGCCCAAAACAGCAGCGACCCCAGTGCATCCGGCGAGAACCACGGCGACCATGTGATTGCCGATGCGTTGTGCTGGCATCAGCTCCGGGAAAAGGTCGTTGTCGCGCCAGTTCCGCAGGTAGCGGTTGAGGGTTCCATCGCTTGGAGGCGAATGAAAAGAAGGATGACGGATGCGGCCGGGAAATCCTGGAAGACCTATGGCTTACGATGACAGCACTGACAGCGTGGTCGACGAAGTGGCTGAAAAGCCGCCAGCGTCCGATCAGGACAAGTTCAGGCGCCTGATCAAGTCGCTGGGGTGCAGTCGTAAGAAAATGAAGGTGTTCCGCGATCATCGCCTTGAAGTCATCAAGCAGATGGTGGGCATCCACTACGGTGAAAAATCGGGTGCCCCGCCGGCGCAAGTGCCGCTGAATCTCATCGATCTTGAGCAGTCCACGATGACCCGGCTTCTGGCCGGCCGGCTGCCAAAGGTCATGGTGGCCGTCGATCATCAAATTTTGAAGCCCACGGCGGAATCCATGCGCCTGGCCCTGAACCGGCTGATGGACCTCATTAAGCTCAATAAAACTTTTAAGCGTGTGGCTGGATCGGCTTACATCGGCATCGGCATGGTCAAAGTCGGCATGTCGGACGTCACCGATCAGGCGTTCGCCGGCCAGGCGGTGCAGCCGTTCGTCGACAATGTGGATTTAGACAACCTCGTTTTCGACATGACGGCCACGAAGACGGAAGAATTCCAGTTCATCGGCGACCGCTACCGGATGACGGTTGAGTCGGTCAAGAATAACGAAAATTTCGACGAAAATATTCGCTCGAAGGTCAAGGCATGGGACGGCGATGATGACGGTTTCGATGACGAGACCGATGGCGATTCGGCCAGCGATGTTTCCACTGGCACCTCGAAGACGGAAGGTGAGTCCTACGAGGATGTTGTTGAGCTGTGGGACATCTACCTGTTCCGCGAAAACAAGGTGATGACGATCTGTCCCTGCATCAAAGAGGGACCGCTGCGCGTTGTCGATTGGGAAGGACCGCAGGGCGGCCCGTATCGCGCGCTGTTTTTTAAAGAAGTCCCGAACAATGTTTTCCCGCTCCCGCCGATTGCAAATTCAATCGATCTGCACGACGCCACCAACGCGCTGCTGCGCAAAGCCATCAATCAGGCTGAACGTGAAAAGATCGTCACACTTTATAAAGAAGGCGCGGAAAAGGACGCCGAAAAAATTCGTGACGCCAGCGACGGCGAAATTATTTCAACTGCCGATCCGAACAATATCGGCGAAGCGAAATTCGGCGGCATCAGCAGCGCCACGCCAGCGCTAATCATGCAGTTCCAGAACATGTACAGCTACCGCGCCAACAATCTCGATACGGTGGGCGGGCTGAGTTCTGAGACTGACACGGTGGGCCAGGAACGGCTGCTGGACGCGAACGCCTCGAAGGCTGTGCGCGAGATGCAGGATCGGATGATGGAGTTTGCCAGCGAAGTCATTCACATGCTGGCGTGGTACCTGTTCTATGACCCGCTGATTAAAATCCCGATCACCAAGCGCCTTCCGAAGAGCGATCTGGAAGTGCCGGCGTGGTTCACGCCGGAAGACCGCAACGGCGATTTTCTGGATTACAATTTCCACATCCAGCCATATTCGATGTCAGACACGACGCCGGAACAAAAATTCCAGGCGACGATGGAGCTCCTGCAAACGGTCATCTTGCCGCTGGGCCCGGCCATCCAGCAACAGGGCGGCATGATCGACGTTCAAGAGCTACTGAAGCAGTTTGCTGACTACCTGAATTTGGACGGGTTGAAAGACATCGTGAAATTTCAGATGGATCCGAATCAGGGCCAGCCCATCGGTACTCCCCCGCAAAAGATGCAGCCTGAGGCGCCGGCGATGCCAGCCGTCACCACGCGGCGATACGTCCGCGAGAACCGACCCGGCGCCAGCCGCCAGGGCCAGGCGCAGGTCATGGCGCAATTGGCCGCCGGCGGAAATCCGCAGCAAGCAGAGAAGGCATCGCTGATGAGGAAAACATAATGCCGACGTACCATTACGCCTGCAAATGCGGCGAAAAATTTAATCGCGTGCTGCCCGTTGTGAGCTGCCGCAAGAAGGTTCGTTGCCCCGGCTGCAGCCGCGCCGCGGCGCGCGATTTCATCGCTGAACATGCCAACACGGTGCACGTTCCCGCTAACTGGCCAATGTGCTCAGATGCTGCTGGAGTTCACCCCAAACAAATTAACGAAGCGTCGGCTCATGCCGAAAGAATTGGCATACCGACTCAATTCAATTCTTTGGGTCAAGCAGTCTTCAATAGTCCGCAGCATCGGAAGAAGTACTGCGAGCATTTTAAGTTGTTCGACAAAAACGGCGGATTTAGTGATCCGCAACCACGATAGACGGAGAGGCGAATGGAAACGGCAGCCGCGGTAGAGACGAGCGAAGTGCAGGCGGAATCAACCCCTGTCGCGCCAGTTTCCACGACCAAGCGCCATCGCGTCGAAGACAGTTCGACGCCTCCGACACAGGAACAGATTGACTCCGCTGAGGCTGATCGTCTCGCGGAGCTGGACATTCAGGAGCCGACCGACGAAGAAATTCCGGCCGACACTGAAATCGAGGGCGAAGAGCCTGAGATTGAAGAAAAGAAGACGGATGCGTTTCCTCCGGAACTTCTCGCCCGCGCCCGACGCCTCGGCTTCTCCGACGAAGACGCCAGGGAATACGGCTCTCCGAAGCTGCTGGATCGAACGTTGGCGCGGTTGGAAACGACCACTCCCGCGGCCGTCAAGCCGGCTGAAGAGACTCAAACACCGAAGGAGCAAGCCGCTGCCGCTGAAGCGTGGAAGCTTGAGCTGGGCGATGATCACGATCCTGAGGTGAAAAAGGCGATTGAGAGCCTGCACGCGTACCACGATCAGCGCTACCAGGCGTTGAACAGGGATCTCAGTCAAGCGATGGCATTCATTCATCAGCAGCAGTCCGACCGCTTTGTTGCGCGCATGGGCGATCACTTCACAGCCCTGGGTGACGAAGTGAAAGGGTTGTTCAGCACGGTCAAGGCCGATGATATGAAGCCTGAAGAGCGCGAGAACTTCCACAAGATCGTCGAAGAAATGGCCGTCATCGAAGCTGGCTACGAAAAGTTCAAGAAGAAGTTGCCGGATGAACGCGTGCTGGTGCAGATGGCGATTCGAAACCTTTTCCCCGGAAATGCAAAGTCTGCGGCCCGTGAAGAGATTTCTGGCGCAATCAAGAAACAGAAGTCTCAGACCATCGGCCGCCCAATGCAGAACACGGGTACTCCGAAAATTGACCCGACAAACAAGGCCATCAAGTCTGCTGCCCGGATTCTTGCTCCGTTCCGTGGTGGCGACGAAGAGGCTTAAGTCGGATTTGAAAGAAAGTTGAGGTTACCAGAATGCCTACGCTCAATGCTTCCGCGATGGCTGACCTGATGAAGACCACGCTGGCCGATCTTGGCCGGGGCAAGTGGACTGACATCTCGTATGACCTGCCGAAGTACCACGTCGCAAAGAACATCATCAAGCAGAAGAAAGTCATGTTTGAATCTGGCAGTCAGATTCAGCGCAACATCCAGGTTTCCAGCACTGGCCAGGCGCGCAAGACCGGCATGTACGCCCCCGACGTGAAGAACGTCGGCGAAACGATGCAGGTCATCACTGCGCCGTGGACGCACATGACGACGAACTTCAGCATCGACCGCCGCGAGGTCAACATGAATCGCGAGCCGGCGCGCATCGTCGAACTGATCAAGACTCGCCGCAACTCGGCGATGATCGATCAGGTCAAGCTGATGGAGCAGGAGTTTTGGGGCACGCCCAGCGCTTCTGATGCCCGTGTCGCCCGCGGCGTGAAGTACTACTACACGCCCAGCGCGACGGAAGGCATGTACGGCCTGGCGCCCTCGGGCTTCAGCGACAAAGCCGGCCTGAGCCCGACCACGTATGCCAACTGGCGCAACTGGACCTTCCAGTACACCACGGTGAGCAAGGATGACTTGATCACCAAGATGCGCAAAGCGGCGACATACACGGACTTCGAGTCTCCCACCGACGTGCCTGATTACAGCACGGGCGCGGAAAAGGGCTTCTACTCGAACTATGCCACCCTGGGCCCGGTGGAAAAGATCCTCGAAAAGCAGAACGACAACCTGGGCGATGATGTCGCGTCCAAGGACGGCCGGGTGATGTTCCGCAAGCTGCGCTGGCAGACGGTCTTCCAGCTCGACGGCGACACGGCGAACCCGGTCATCGGGATCGATTGGGCCACGTTCTTCCCCTTCTTCCTGCGGGGTGAGTACATGAACGAGTCGGAGCCGATGGTTTCGGCTGACCAGCACTTGGTCACCACGGTCCATCTGGACAACACCTACAACTACATGTGCGTCGATCTGCGGCGCGGCTTCTACGGCAACACCACTGGCTCCTGAGCCAGTGGTTTGACGCCCTGAATCGAACTGATTTTTGAGAAAGAAAGTGAGGCTCTAAAATGTCCACTGTCCTTTACAAGCCTGGAGTCGCCGACACGGATTCGAATCCGTCGCCGAATCTGTGGGGCGATTGCCCGCTGTTCACCGCTGACCGGGAACTTTCCGGTTACGGCTTCTTTGATGACTTCTGCCAGGGGCCGCAGGTTGTGGCCGGCGCGGAAGCGGCCTACGGCAACTACCGTGGATTTGCGTCGACGGGCGGCTCTGCCGTTCCTTCGACCACGGCTGCCGGCGGCGTCCTGGTGCTGTCCAGCGACGGCGACAACGAGGGTGCGTCGATTCGCGCTGGCTGTCCGGGGTTCCTCATCACCCGCGATGCCAAGAAGTTCTGGATGGAAGCGCGCATCAAGACTTCGACCATCGCCGATACGAAGCACGGCTTCCTGTTGGGCCTTCTGGAAGACGCGGCTCTTACGGCCATTCTGCCGATTGCGGCTGATGGCACGCTGGCCGACAACAACCTGGTGGGGTTCCATCGCCTCGAAGGTGACGGCGATTACGTCAATCAGGTCTACAGGGCCAACGGCGTCACGCAGGTCACCACGAAGGAAGACGCCAACGTGCTGGTGGCCGATACCTGGATCAAGCTGGGCTTGGTTTTTAACCCGGCCAATGACTACCAGGGCAACGCCAGCTACCTACAGTGGTTCGTCAACGGCCTGCCGCTGACGGACAAGAAGCTGATCCCGAATGCCACGGGAACCGACTTCCCGGCCGACGTGACGCTAGCGCCGGTCTTCGCCGTGCTGAACGCCACGGGCTCGACGCCTGGCAACTCCAGCATCGACTGGTGGGGCGCGTACCAGCTCCGCTAAGCCTGACCCTTACGAGAGGACGTGCTCGAAGCCCCGTGGGAGACCACGGGGCTTTTTGTTGCCTCTCATAAGACGCCTTCATGCCGAATGAATAGACATGAGCGAGAGCACGCTGAGCCTGGCGTACCCTGAGATTGCCAAAGCACTTGGCCGTTTCGTGGGCTATGGCGGCGACTCGGCGGAATGGACTCCTGACGAACTGGATGAAATTCAAGGATTCATGGCGGCTGGCCTGCGCCAGTTTTACTTCCCACCGTTGCTGCCCGGCCAGTCAAAACCTCACGAGTGGAGATTCCTGCGGCCGACAACGACATTGGCAACAGTGGCCGCGACTGCCGATTACGATCTGCCGGATTCCTTTGGCTCGATCTGCGGTGATTTCACTTTCGCGTCTGCCGACTGCGGTTTGCTTCCCGTCAAGGTTACCGGCGAGGCAGACATTCGAAAGATGCGCATGTCTGGCGGTGGCGAAGTCGCCAGCGGTTTCCCGCGGTTCGCTGCCATTCGTCCGAAGACTTCGACGGGCTCCAGCGGCCAGCGTTACGAAGTGATGTTCTATCCGACGCCCGATGCCGTCTACACGCTGAGTTACCAGTCCACGATTCTGCCGAACATGCTGACGTCTTCGCCTGGCCCGTACCCGCTGGGCGGAATGGCGCACGCGGAAACGATCCTGCAAAGCTGCATCGCCATGGCTGAGCTGCGCAAAGAGAACGAAAAAGGCATCGAGTGGCAGACGTTCATGGAGCGCCTGGCCGCGAGTGTCGGGGCTGACAAGTCTCAGGCGCCGGCGGTGCTTGGCTACAACGGCGACGGTCCGGGGCGGTCTCGCGCAGCTGCGTATCGGACGCCCTACGTGACCTACAACGGAGTCCTTTACGATGGATAAAATCACGATTCTTAACGCCGTTGATTGCCAGGCTGAGGCGACGGTTGAGGTCGCCAAAACGCTTTCCGTCGATCAGCAGGACATGATTTGTCGTGCTGAATCTATGGGCGCAAAGAAGCGTCTTCGGATTCTGGCCAGCGCCGAAGTCGGTTCTGCTGACGTCACCATTGACACGATTTCTGGAAGTATCGACGGCACGAATTTCGTGATCCTGCAGGCGTTCACCGGATTGCAGATTACGGCCGCCGGCGAAGCGAAGTGCACCAACCCGCTGCTCATGGAAATCACCGCGCCGCTGGTGGGCATGACGAAACTGCGTCTGGATGCGACGGCTGCGGCGCTGGACGGCTCCAATCACATCACGCTGCTGGCGGAATTGCTGCTGGCCAATCTTTGCAACTGAGGTGAGCGATGACGCAGGGATCTGACAGTGGCGAGCGCAATGCGGCGAAGAAGGCTGAGTTCCTGACCATCGACCGCGTATTGCAGACTGTTGGCGGCATTCTGCTGGCCATCATTGGCCACATGACGTGGGGCATACAGGACAAGGTTGAACGTCACGACCGCGAGATCGTGGAGATGCGCGCCAAGGCAGACGCCGACAAGCAGGCAGCGGACAAGTTCGAGATTCAAGTACAGCGCAATTCTGATGAGCTGCGCAGTGAACTGCGACGGATGAGTGAAAAGATTGACCGAATCAGCGAAGCGGTTGGAGCCAAGCGACCATGAAAATTATCAGCGCCGTTCTGATGCTTTTGCTGGTGGCCGGTTGCGGCCGCAAGAAACAGGACAAGACGCAGGCGCAAACTGCCGTCTCGAAATTCGCCACGTCACCGCTGCCCATTCCGCCGCCGACTGCTGATCCCGCGCCGGTGGCCGCGGATGTGGCTGGTGCTGCCAATGACGTTGAGATTGCGCAGTCCAGCGTGCAGACCGTTCTGAAGGTGGCTGAGGCTACGCCAGCAGCACAGGCGGCCGTTGCGCCGCTGGTCGTTGCCGACACGCATCTCACCGCCGCACTCCAGAAACTGCGGGTTGAGGCTGCTGAGCATATTGAGGCGCTCACAGAGCAAATCAAAGCCAGCGAAGCAGCGCGCGAACAGCGGGAAATCTTGATGCAGAAAGACATCGCCGCGCTGAAAGCCGCTGCCGGGAAAGATGCGGCGACCACGAGCAAGCAGATTCTCGCGCTTCAGGCTGAGAACGATGACCTGCGTAATGAGGCGATGACGAACGTTCAAAAGCGCATGTACCTCGTGGGCGTGTTGATGGTGCTGGGCGCCATCGGCAGCGTGTTCGCCTCGATCTACTTCGGATTCGCCGTGGGTGCCAAGCTGGCTGTCCCGCTGGGCGTTCTCGGCGTGGTGATCATCGGGCTTGCGAGACTGCTGCCGAAAATCGCGCTCTATGCGGAGTGGGGAATCATCGCTGGTGTCGTGTCGCTGCTGGCATACGTGGCTTGGCACCTCTTCCACCATGAGCCGGTGAAGAAAGCGAGGGTGACGTGAAGAAGGTTTTTCAAAAGAAAGATCAGGCGTCAATCCAGCTCGCGGCGGCTTGTCTTCGGCATCTTGGATTGTCTACGACGCTGAAGGCTGTGAAGGATCTGGCGGCCGTCATCCGGAAATATCGCGCAGACGAGCAGCGCGTGAACTGAAAAACGGCCACGAGCCGGGAAAGGCAAAACAATGCTTCATTTGCTGAAAGAACTGCTGGAACGTGGCGAGCTGACGCCAGCCGGCACTACGCCGGTCAAGCTCATGCCGCTCACGCCTGGCAGTAATCACATACTGGGCTATGGCACGTCAGTGCCATCGGCTGCGGCTGACTGGAATCCTGGCGCGATCTTTATCAAGACGGATGGCTCAAACGGCACTGTGCTGTATATCAACGCAGGCACGAACTCTTCGTCCTCATTCAAGCGCATCGACGAAATGGCCGGGCTGTCGACACTGACGGTGGCTGGGTTGATCACGGCGTCTGCCGGGTTGACGCTGCCGACGGGGCAGACGCTGACGATCACTGATGCGGACAAGGCTCTCATCGGTGGCATCATCGCTCCGCAGCATTTGGAGTTGGTCTACAACGTCAAGCCTCACGCGTCGCAGGTGATCCATAACATCTTCAACGCGCCGCGCGGCTACACTGTGACCAATATCTCGTACACGACGAACATCGCGCAGGCGATCACTGCGACGCTCGTCAAGTCCACCGTCAATGCGACGCCGGCGTCGGCCACCACGCCACTGCATACCGCTGGCGGAATCAATGCCAACACGACGATTCATAACGGCACGGTTGTCACTCTGACCGCAACAGGCGCGGATTTGATCCTGGCCGCGACCGACAAAATCGGTCTTGTCCTTTCCGGCGCGATGGCGACGGGCGATTTCACCGTCAATGTCAGTCTGAAGCGCAGCTAACCGATTCGGCCAGCCGGGTTCTTCCGGCTGGCCTTTGGCGCAGGCGGTGGGTGTAGTCATCCTTCCGCGCTCATAACGCGGATAATCGAGTGCGATTCTCGGGCCTGCTATTCGTTCAGGGAAACTTCCATGGGCCGCAAAAACGCGATTGAATTGCGGTTTCCAGCCGGGGGACTTTTCAAGTACTCCGGGTTTCAGCGTCTCCCGCCGTTCTCTACGCCAGACTGCATGAACGTTCGACCGATCGATACCCTTGAGGGCCGGGACCGCGGGGGCTCCCGGCCGGGGCTGGGCAAGGCGTTCTACCAGCAGCTTGGATCCGGCAACCCGGTTCGAATGCTGGCCGGCGTGACGGTGGTTCAGACCGATTCCCTGCAGTTCTGGACGGACAATTTCAAAGGCAGCTCTCTTGGCGCTGCATGGTCCGCGGCCTCGTGGCTCGCTGGCGGGCTTCCGTCCATTCTGCCATCCAATCTCAGTGGCCTGTCTTACGGCTCTAGCCCGGTAGGCGCCATCCGCACGGCGCTGACGTTCGACAGCACGCTGCCGTATCAGGTCGATCTGTTCGTGGTGCCATGGCAGGGCGCGCACCACGGCAAATACTCCATCTTCCTGAAGGCCAACGACACGACGCCGGCGGCGACCACGGATGGAGTGGTCGTTGAGCTGAGCATCACCGGCGCCACAGGCGTCTACAGCGGTACGGCGAAGATTTATGCCGCGGGCGTGCTGATCAACACCTACACGCTCACGGGCGCGACCACGGGTACGGCGGAAGCCGGGTGGTTCAGCGCGCTGTGGACGCCAAGCACCAGCAATCTGAAGGTGTACTGGCTGGGCACCAACATCCTGAATCAGAACACGGCCGGGCTGGGCGTGGGCGCTGGCAACCGTTTCGGCTTCGGTATGGAATGCACGGTGGCCGATGGCATCACGCTTATCGACACGTTCCGCATCCAGTATCAGACGGCCGTGAATGCGCAGGTTCGCCGGCGGTTGCTGGCCGCGAGTGCCAACGGGCTGCTGTACAAGGACGGCGACATTACCGGCATGGTGCAGGTGTCATCGTCGTTGACGCTGGCCAGCGACAGGAATCTACAGGCTGCGGAGAACGCGCAAAAGCTCTACATCGCTGACAATGGCAATCCAAGATACATCGGCGGCGCTGACACGATCAGCGGCGCATCAGTCGATCACGCTGCCGTCGCGAATTGGACCGTCTACGGCATCAGCGTGAACGATGATGTGATCGTTGTTTCCAATGGCACCGGCAGCGTCGTCAACGGCACCTATGGAATTTCGGTGGTTGCTTCTGGCTCAATCACCGCAGCCACGAGCATTGGCATCGGCACGGCAACAATTCGCATTGAGCGAGCTCCAAAGGTTTACGATCCGGTTGCCGCAACGCTGGTGATCATGGCGGCGACCGCCGGCCAGGTTCCCACCGGATGCCCACTGATTGCCAATTACCGTGGCCGCATCGTCGTGGCCGGCGCTCCAGCGTTTCCTCACGTGTGGTACATGTCGCGCCAGGGGAGCCCGCTGGATTGGGATTATGCCGCGGTGTCGACCGATGGCGGTCGGGCCGTCGCCGGCACGTCCACAGACACGGGAACGGTCGGAGAGCCGCTGCTGGCGCTGATTGCTCACACTGATGATTACATGATTTTCGGTTGCGAGAACTCCATGTGGATTCTGCGCGGCGACCCGGCATACGGCGGCAAGCTTAGCAACCTGAGTCGCACTGAGGGCATCGTGGGCCAGGCGGCCTGGTGTCGCGGCCCGGCGGGCGAAACGATCTTCTTGAGCCGCAACGGGCTGCAGATGATTCCGCCGGATGGCGGCGGCTGTATTCCGCTGTCACAGGACAAGATCCCGCGCGAATTGATCGACACGGATGTGAGCAATTACACGCCGTTGCTCGAGTACGACCCGCGCGACCGTGGCGTGCACATTTACATGACTCCGAACGAGAGTCGGAGCCAGAATCACTTCTGGTTCGACTACGCAAAGAAAACTTTCTGGCCAGTGGGGTTGAATGCCAGCCATGAACCGACCTCGATCCACAGATACAACGCTCCCGCAGCGGAAGACGCGGCGGTGTTGCTGGGTTGCCGCGATGGTTATATTCGACGGTATCGCGCATCGCATGAGCGCGACGATGGTACTGCCTTCAGTTCATACGTCTTCTATGGTCCGATCCGGCTGGGTGGAGACGACTACCACGACGGCATCATTGATGAAGTGATCGGCGTGACCGCTAAGAATGGCGGCGACGTGGGTGTGACGGTGTACACCGGCCCGTCGCATGAATCGGCTTTCGATGACACCCGGCCGGGCACGGCCACGTGGGATATTGCCGGGCTCAATTTCAAGTTCCGGCCACGAAAGCGCGGCGCTTCGTTCTACCTCAAGCTTGCCAATGGCCAGACGGGGCGCGCGTGGGCCATTGAGCGCGTGACGGCGAAAGTCAACGTCGGCGGAAAGCAGAGGCTGCTGTGAGCAACAAGCCTCTGATCCGAACGTTCGTCACGACCTTTGCTGAGGTTCGCCAGTCGCTTGAAGCGCTGGTGATGAGCATTGGCGCCCACGTCCACAGCGCGGTCGATATTACCACGGGCCTGCTGGCGCGTGCTCGCGGTGGCACTGGCACCGATTTGAGCGCCACCGGCGGGCCTGGCAAGTTTCTGAAACAAAAGACAGTTGGCGGGGACATCTCAGTTGAGGCGATCTCTTCAAGTGATCTTCCCACGCCAGTTTTTTTGCCGTCAGATGATGGGCCGGAAGGCCCGCCTGGTCCTCCCGGTTTACCGGGCGCGACAGGCGCGACGGGCATTGGAGTGCCCGGTGCTCAGGGAGAGTCGGGCGACGATGGCGTTCCAGGCCCGCCCGGTGCGGTCGGAGCCACGGGAAGCACAGGCGCCGCCGGCGCTGATGGCATTGCGATGGGTGGACGGCTCACAACGGAGTCAACCGTCCCGGTTAGTTCCTGCACCCCTACAAGCAGAACCGCACAAGCGACGGTCTACTACGCTTTTTATATTCACGATAAAATTAGCATCTATAACGGCTCGGCGTGGGTCTTAACAACCTACACTGAGTTGTCGAATGTGCTTGCAGACACTAGCACCAATAAGGCCGGTCCATCTGCCGTAATTGCCGACAAGAATTACGACATGTTTGTTTGGAACGATAGCGGAACAATTCGACTCACAAGAGGGCCGGTATGGTCGAGTGATTCTGTTCGCGGAACTGGTGCCGGAACGACTGAATTGGAGCGCGTCAACGGTATTTGGGTCAACAAAATCGCCATTACCAATGGCCCCGCTGCGCAGCGCGGCACCTATGTCGGAACAATTCGTGGCACCGGCACAAGCACGACCGAAGACAGCACTTGGAAGCGGTTTGTTTGGAACATGTTCAATCGCGTAGATATGTCGCTTTTCAAAAGTGTTGCCGACACTGACGGCGCAAATGACACGACTACAACGGCATCAACAACTTTAACCAATTTGACTGACATGTTTGTGCAGGTAGTTGTTGGCGACAAGAACGTCAATATCGACCTCGATTGCCACACGTCCGCTAAAAACGATTCTGCCACGGCAGGATGGTTTTTAGGGATTGGCGTTGGCTCTGCAACGAATGTTCCAGCGGTCACATTCACCCAAGCAAACGGCACCAATTTAGAGGGCTACCAGCACGCGGGCGTGAGATTTCAAGACCCCTTGGCTTTGGGCGCGCAGACGTATTATCTCGTTGTCGCCACAGGCGGCGGCACGATGACGTTGATTCACGACCTCGGCGGCTCTGCCGGCGAATCGTATGCATGGGATGACGCTGCAACATATCTGTCGGGGAGACTCCTCGGATGATGGAAGCGGCAGACGTTCATAAGGCAATTGCGGCAGTGTGTCCTGTAATAATGGTCGATTTTAAAGGGCAAACCATTGCCGCAATAAGATTCGCGCCAGAAGCCACTAAGGCGCAGATGATCGAAGCGCAAAGGATTGCTGATTCTTTTGATTGGACGGCAAAGAAGCCTGTCGATGTCATTCAGGAGCAACTAGAAATACTGAAGGAAAAAGAGTTGAGAGATTGGACGGATGGCGATGTAAAGATGGCTGTGTACCTACTCGTTAAAAGAATGTGAGGAATCATGAATAACAAGGCATTTAACTTCGGACCAATCGCTCTGACGAGCACGTTGACGACTAACATCCTGAACCCGGCCGCGGCGTCGGGCGGTGTCAATGCGGGTTCATCGGCTCAGTACATCATTCTGCGTCATATCCGCATCCTGAACAAGACGGCAGGTGCGGTCACCTTCTCGCTTTGGAAGGGCGCAACTGGAGCAAATGCGGCGGGCACTGAGGTTATCGGCACCGCGCTTTCGATTGCTGCCAATTCGGCCTATGACTGGTACGGGATGATGCGCTTTGACGCGGCAGACTTCTTGGTTGGTGGTGCGAGTGCCAACACCTCACTATCTATTCAGGGTGAGGGTGAAGTCGGAGTTGCGGGTTAAGTGGATGGGGAATTAAAAATGAGCATCGGATTTAAAAGCTCCTTTCTGATCAAGCCCATGTACACATTCCCGCCGAATTGGCCGCGCGGATGGGATTTCCCGTCTGAAGCCCCGCCGCCGGGCTATCCGAAGAAATTCACAGGACCGCATAAATTAGACGCTCATTTCAAAGACGGCATTTTGACCGTGGCCGTGCGCAATGAATTCAATGAAGTGACGGATGATTTGAACGGCGAATTTCTGCGAATCGATTGCGACTCGCGAATGCGGCAGTCTGCCGATGGCCAGTGGAAAAAGGTTTGTCTCTTCGGCATCGACAACATTGGCATCGTTGAGGCGCTGCTGCTGGAGAAGGAAGCGCCATTGCGCATTTCGCTGGCTGGATGGGAAGGATTGGAGGTTGTCGTCTGATGGCAGGCAAAAGCGACTACCTCGAAAACAAGATCCTGAATTTTCTTTTCAATGGCACCGCTTACACACTGCCGTCATTTTACTATTTGGCTCTTTTTACGTCTGCGCCCACAGACGCCGGCGGTGGTACTGAGGTCAGTGGCGGGGGCTATGCGCGATTGACGCTTCCCCCTTCCATCTCATACTTCACAACTGCGACTGCCGGTGTCACAAAAAACAAAGTACCTTTCGCGTTTTCTGTTGCGACGGTGTCTTGGGGCGTTGTTACTTCCTGGGGAATCTACGACGCCAGTTCTGGTGGCAATCTCATCATGTGGGGCAATCTGAGTTCCAGCCTGACGATTTCAGTCGGAAGGCAGCTCATCTTTCCTATTGACTCTTTGGTTATTACAGAGGACTGAGCAATGGGATTGGTCTATCACGCAAAGGCGCCAGATGAAGAATCTCCAACGATTCCTGACGGCTGGCCGCCGGAGTGGGATTACCCCCCTACTGGTGATGGGCCATGGCCGCCGGGCTGGCCATTGAGTGACGATGACGGTGTATATTCACTGTCTGTTGCACTGACTGATGATTTCATCGTTGATGCGACGGCCACGCCGCTCATTGCTAGAATTTTAGAATCCGGCTCCGACACGGCCGACCTGAACAACCATTTGATCAAAGTTTCGTTCGCCAGTTCTGCTGGCGTGATTCGATGCAAGCGGAATCCGGGCGACGGCTATGTTGATGCAATTTACGTTGCCGCTTCGAATTATACTGGCTCCAGATACGGCATTTCTATTTCGCCTTATGTCGATCTATCCGGATTGGTCGCCCAAGACACAATTACCTGCACGTGTTCGATTGTGAGCATCACTCCGGAAGCATCGGGATCAGACACTGCGCTTTCGGTGATTCAGGTTTCAGCGGCATCGTCCATTGCATTTAGCTCCAGCATTTCTGCTGCTGCCGTTCGCCCGCGTCTGCTTGTTGCCGTTGCAAATTCTGGTAATGCGGCATCGTCTGATGACGGCGTCAGCTGGGCATTTGGAAATGGCTCAGAAAATGCAAACTGGAACGACGTCGCTTATTCTCCGACTCTTGGATTGTTCGTGGCCGTTGCTTCGAGTGGCACAAATCGGGTGATGACTTCAGTAGATGGCATCAATTGGACTGGTGTTTCTGTGCCATCTGAAAGCTGGAATGGCATTTGTTGGGGCTCCGGTGTTTTTGTCGCTGTAGCCAGCAGCGGATCGAGCCGAATGATGTTCTCTACGAACGGTACTACGTGGACGACACAAAATATCGGTACTTTGGCGTTTCAGAAGGTCGCTTTTTCTCCGGCGCTGAGCATGTACGTGGCGGTTTCGTCAGCGGGAGAGTTAAAATATGCAACGCAAAATAATCTTCAGACTTCTTGGACTGCCTGCACCGGAACGTACTTCGGTTCAGCCGCTTGGAAGGGTGTGGCTTGGGACGCCACAATCGCCCGCTTCACGGTTGTTTCGGCCGGTGGCACCGATTCAGCTTATAGCACGGACGGCATCAGCTTCACGGCATCGTCGATGCCCAATAAGCTTTTCGCTCGCGTCTGTGGCGGTGGAAATCTTTTCGTGGCTGTTGGCGCCGAAACAACTGGCGGCGCGGCATCAAGTACAGACGGTAATACCTGGACGGCGCGCAACGGTATTGACTCTGGCCTCTGGTTTGGAGTGTGCTACTCGCCGACACTGGCTCTTTACATTGCCGTTGGTGAGTACGCTCTAGGACCACGATATTGCTCCACTTCTCCTGATGGCGTCACATGGACGGCACGCAGTCTTACGGGTGGCCCGTGGAGAGCGGTTTGCGCCGCGGCGTAGCCTCACAAGAGTGCCCTTCGTGCCGAATAAATAGACAGGAGACTGTATGCTGAGAATTCCGACAATCACCAGTCGCGGCGGCATGGGCCAGGCTGAGCGCGACCGCTACAATTTGAAGCGCGGTGGCACTGCCGGAATGGCCACGCTCATTCCCAAGGGCGGTGCACCCGCAGCCGTTGCTGGAGCGCCTGCCAGTGCAGCGGCATCGACCATTCCCACGTCCAGCGGCTCTGTGCCGTTCAGCGCGCAGGGCTTCATGGACGCGTACAAGAGCGCCTACGATGAAGCGAAGACGTCGAATCAGGGCCGCTACGATGAAATCAGCGGACTCTTGAATCAGCGTTACGACCGCAACATGAAGTATTTGGAAGGCGCTGGCGTTCAGGAAGGCGCGGACATCAATGAAGCCTACGGCGCGCAACAGGGCTCGATGATGCAAAATCTGGCTGGCTCTGGGCTGGCTGGAACGACCATCGCGCCGACCATGGCCGCCGGCATTGAGCGCCAGCGCATCGCCGATCAGGGCCGTTTGAAAGAGCGCATCAACAATCAGAAGGTGAGCACGGACGCCGCGCTTTCCGGTGACATCGCTTCATTCAAAGAGCGGCGCGACGATCCGTATCCGGACATGGGCACTTATGCGCAGCTCGCGATGCAGCTTGGCGCTTCTGGCATGGCCGGCGCTGGGGCTCCTGGTGCCGTGGGCGGTGTTCCCGGCTTTGGCGCGCCTCCACCGCCTGTCGGACCTTCTGCGGCGAACAATTGGGCCGGTGGCATGGTTTCGTACAAGGAGCCTGCCGGGTGGGGATACGGTGAAGCAAAGCCGGGCACTTACGACAAGCAGCGTCCTTTGACCGACGCCGAAAAAAGCGTCCTTAAAATGGGCGGAACGGTCTCCGGATATTCCGGCTCGCGCGGTCTCGCGCCTGCACCGCAGTCTGTTTCCATCGGTGCGCCGTCATATGCGGCCATGTCCAAGCGGCTGCGCTCGCCTTCTCCGACTTCGGTTCGTGGTTCGCGTTTCCAATTGAACAAACAGCGCTTCGCACGCGTGTGAGGACTTGAATGGGTATCAGCATTGGTCATTCGCAGGGGCTCATTGCGCCGACTGGCATTGCCGCGCTGTTGTCGGGCCAGGGGCAATACAACCAGTACCTACAGCAGCTCAACCAAAAATGGAACATGCAGCAGGCATCGATTGCTGCCGATGCGCAGCGCCAGCAGACGCAAATCGCCGCCAGCCAGAAACAGGCTGAGTTCCAGGCCGATCACGCCGACAGCAACGCTGAGCGCCAGCATGGCTTCGATATGGAGCGGCTGGATGCGCAACAGGGTTTCGAACGTGAAGGGTGGGGCCATCAGGATACGCAGAGAGACAAGCAGTTCACGAACGAAAAGGGGCTGATCGACTACAAGCTCACTGCGCAGCAGCAGTCCGACATGAACAAGTATCAGAACGATCTTGATTTGATCGACAGCTATGACGGCTTTTCTGACGAAGAGAAAGAGCACGCCCGCCGACAGACGCTGGCGAAGATGGCCGGCATCAAAGGCGTGCCCACGGAAAAAGAGCGCAATCAGCCGAATATCTGGACGTCCGAAGAGGGCGACAAGTGGTACGAGAAGCAGCCCGGCCAGTGGGAGCCGATCAAGCCGAAGGCGGCTGAGAAAGCGCCAAAGCTGACAAAAGACCTACTGACCGATCCGGCGTTCATCAATAAGGTCTACGGTCAGGTTGCCAAGGATCTTGGCGATGACGCGACCGAAGAGGACATCGGTACGGAAGTTGACCGCCGATTGAATTACCTGGCACGAAAGGCTGGCAAGGACGTCGAAGAGATTCCGCAGTTCAACGGGAATCCGGACACGTGGACGCCTGAGATGATGGCCGCAGCTCATGCTGCGCAGCCCGGCGGGTACCTCGCTGCTGCCGAAAAGGTCTTCAACGCACAACAGCGCGAGGCTGCCGCTCCGCAGGTTCGTGAGCCATCGCCGATGGTGGGCGGTGCCACTGTCCCACCGCCTGGAGCGCCTCCGGTGGCTACGGCAGCCCCATCGCCGGATGATCCGAACAGCGGCGCTCCAATGGATGACGTCTCGATGCGCGCGATGACCGATCCGGCGCTGCAGGGCATTCCGGCTGAACATCGCGTGCAGGTTGCGCAGGATGCCATCGACGCGCTTCAGGAGCTTGAACAGGCGAAGGCCAGCGGCGACCCGGCGGCTCTCGCCGCGGCAAAGCAGCATCTGGCCGCATTGCGCCAGACCATTGCCAAGTTCGCTCCGACTGACGCCGGTAGCGTGACCGTCCCGCCTCGTATGCCTGCTGGCGCAACGGACATGGACCACGGACGTCCCGTCACGAGGGTGATCATTCCTCCGCTGCCGACTTCAGGCAAGCCCTCGATGGCTGGCCCGCAGAAAAAGAAATCGTACATGATCGTCAACGGAGTGAAGCGGGAGACGCAGTAATGCCTGGAAGTATTCTCGACGAAATCGATGCAGCGTTAGCCGATGACTCGCCGGTGGCAGAACAGCCGGCCGGGCCGCGCTCCATTCTCGATGAGATTGACGCCGCGCTGGCTGAAGATCCGGCGCCAACTCCTGCACCAGCAGATGAGTACGAAGAGCCGTTCAGTATGAAGCCAAGTAAGAATTATCATCCTGAAAAGATGTTCGCCGGCGCCGATCCGGATGCCGTTCAGGCGAACGTGACGGCCATGAACGAGAAGAAGCAAAACGCCATCTTGAAGGCTGAAGGCGTGGGACGGTTCCCTGACGCCAGCCAGGTCAAGAAGCGCCTTGAGAATTCGAATCTATCGAAGGTGCCCATTGTCGGCGATGCGCTCACCACTGGCGCGACCGGCCTTGCATCCGGGCTGATGGACATGGCGGCCACGGCCACCGGGTTGATCGGCGCTGATGAAATCTCGAAGGACATCCGCGGCCAGTCTCATGCCGCGAACGAAGGCGACAAGTCGCGCTACAACGGCGGGGTGACAGGCTGGCTGGCTGACAGAGAACGCGGGCTGACGAACGCCCTGCCAAAACTGGCCGCCGGTGGTGGCGCTACGGGAACTGCCGCGATCTTCGGGCTGGATGGCACTGCGCAGGCCGCGCAGGCTGCTGACGATGCTGGAGTGACCGGGCCGAAGAAGTACGTCTATGCTGGATCTGTCGGACTGATGAACGCGCTGCAGGGTCTCATTTTTGGCAAGCTATTCAATGGCGCGGCGTCCATTCCGAAGGGCGCTGCCATTGACGCGTTGAAGGCCCATGGCGCTGAGGTGCTGAAGGGCTCGCTGGGCAACATGGCTGTTTCTACCGTTGATCATCTGGTGGCCCGGCTCACGGACGTCGACAAGACGGAGTGGACGCCGGAAGAGCTTGTGAGCGACGGTGTGAATGCGCTGGGTGACGCGGCCGCCATGCACGGCGCCGGCAAGATCATGAGCGCGATGGATTTTGCCAAAAAGAACCCGGAAATTGCGGCTGAAATTGCCGCAAAGGATTCACTGAGCCGGAAGGATGCAGCGACCCTCGGCATTACCGATACCACCAGCGTTAAAGAGCGCACGGACATCCATGAGGCGCTGAGGAAGGTTTTCGAAGAGCAGTCTGTTGAGCCTGGAGCCGATGTGGATGGCCCACGGCCGAACACACCGCCGGCTGATTATCCGAACAAGCTGAATCGGCCAAATCAGCAAGAGCGCCGGGCCGGGATGGAAACTGCGGAAGCGCCCGCGCCAAGTCCCATCGATCAGATTTGGGCAATGTCTGGAGAGTTGAAGCGGCTTCCCAATCAGAGAGAGATTGCTGAGCGGCTCAACGTTGACCCGGAAACGGCGAGCTTCTTGCTGAAGAAGGCACAGCAAGATTTCGCCGCGCCCAAGCCGCAACCCGCGACCATCATCACTAATGATAGTCAGCCAAAAACCTTGCCGCTGCCGGAAGCACGCCAGCCGGTTGATGATCTGCGTCTGTCTAAGATGGAAGCGCCACGGGAGCCGGTGGCCGATCCGGCGATGGATACGCTGCCGCTTGAAGACAATCTGCCGCCGCTGTTGAAGCCCGGCGAAGTGCCACTTGAAGGCATGAGGATGAGTGAGCTGTACGAAACGGCGAAAGCGGCCGGGCTCGCTGGCTATCGTGGCAAGTCAAAAGTGAAGATCATCAGCGAGATTCGCGCTGCACAGGAATCACAGGCGCCGGCTGAACCGGAAGGCGCGGCGCCAGAGCGCCGGGTGGATGATGTGCGCCGAAAGAACGTTGATGAGATGACGCCTGACGAGATGAAGGCCGAAGTTCAACGCCTCCGCGTCGAGCGCCACACCGATAGTCTCACGGGGCTTCGAAATGAAGTTGCCTATAACGAGTCGTCACGGAAGCCCGTGCAGGTATTTGGGGACATCGACGGACTGAAACAGCTAAATGATCGTTTTGGTCACGATGCTGGCAACGCTTTATTGATTCAGGTTGCCAACAGCATTCGAGAGACGGGCTTAGAGGGTGCGGCCTTTCGAAAAAAGGGTGACGAACATCTCTTTGAATTTGATAAACAAGAGCAGGCCGACAGAGCGATGGCGCTACTGGCTGATCACATGTCTGGCAAAGAATTGATTTTCCACGGTTCTGATGGTAAAGAATACGTGTTGGACGGCATTCGCATGAGTCATGGCGTTGCTGGTGACATTAAGCAGGCTGAAGTAAAAGCCGGGGAGATGAAGAATGCCAGGGAACGCGCCGGCCAGCGGGAGCTCCGATCAAGCTGGGAGCAGCGATTCAAAGAAGACCCCGCCGCTCTCCCCCTCAGAGTTCGTGAAGGGACTCCCGCCAGGGACGAAGTTCGTGGGAATCCGCGACAAGAAGACGGGCAAGATGCTGTACCAGCACGACAAGAAGAGCCCGCCGCCGATCAAGCCCCTGAAGATTCGGTAGAATATCTCGGCAGCATGGGCGGCAACGCCCTGAATCCTGCTGCCGTCAATTCGTTCGCTAAAAAGGCCGTTAAAGGTGTCACCGACTTTGCCCGCGGTAAGGGCGGGGAATCTGCACCCAAAACGACTGCATTGAGCCGCCCGGCCGGTGAGGCTGTTGTGCGCCATGGCGCTGCAAAGATCGCCGCTCCGCGCATTTACGAAGAAATGTACTCGAAGGTCTTCAAGGGCGATGACGAGCTGGGTGACCGCGCCATGGCCGTCATGGTCGAAGACAATTTGCGTGACCTCAAAAAGAACTCGAAGACGCCTGATGACGTTGCCAGCGTTGTCGGTGAGCACGATGGCGCGATTTTTAAGACGGAAGCGGAGTATCAGGCTGCGCTGAAGGATCCGAAGGTTCAAGAGGCCATCGAGCGGTGGAAAGAGACCGTCAACCCGTGGATGGACGAGCAATACCGCACGCTACAGGCGCTGCCGGAAGGCCAGGAACTGAAGACCCGCGGCGCGCAAACCGGCGCGCGCATCAACCTGAAGGCCATCCGAGAGGACGCGGCAAACATGCCGCCGCCGGATGCGACGATGGGCTCCAGCAGCGGAAACCTGAACGCGCCGCGCCAGAATTTCAACGTCTTCGGTAAGTCGGCAAAGGGTACCGCGGAAGCCTACGACACGAACGCTCGCAACGTGCTTCAGAACACGGTTTTCAGAACGTGGAACTCATCGACGCGCGTGAAAATGCTCAACTCGCTGGTGAACAGCGGAGTTGGTAAGCTGGCCGCGGATGGAAAGCCGATCACTGAAATTCATGGTGAGCCCACGGCTAAAATCCAGTTCGATGTCGCCGGTGAGACGAAGCTTCTCTATGTGCCGAAGTCCATTGAGCGTGAATTGCGCATGGCCATGGGCACGGACATGGCGCCATCGATCCTGGGTGAAAAGGGCGGCCAGATTCTCACGCAAGTCCAGCTCTACGGAATCACCGACTTTGTGGCCCACGGTGCCAACGTTCTACGCGCATTGACGCAGGCTCCGAAGGGAAAGAATTTCGTTGAGCAACTGGCGCGCGCCGGCGTGGCTCCTGCTGATGGACTGGTGCAGATGTTCTCTTCGGCCAGAGACATCGCCAAGAATTCTCCGGAGGTTCAGGCTCGACTTCGGGAGTTGGCTGAAATCGGTGCGCTCCGCGGTGACTACGAAGGCCATGGGACTGGAAAGTTCAGCCTGCTGAAGCCGTGGGAGTGGAGCGGTATCGCCATTAAGAAGATGGATGACGCCGCGCGCCTGGCGCTGGATGGCATGTACACCGATCTGGTGAAGCGCGGGCTCAAGCAAGACACGGAGACCGGCCGTCGGGAATTCGTGAATCAGATCGGCCAGTACAACAGCCGACTGCAGGGTTGGTGGACGTCGTTGCTGAAACGGTCGGGCTTCTCTCCGTTCATCACCGCCGGCACAACGTTCAACCGCGGCGGCCGATCCGTGATCACCGGCGAAACGCCAGGCGAGGCCACCAGCAAGATGGCTGATGCCAAGCTGCGCGCCGCTCAAATCGGCGGCAACGTCGTCATGGGTGTGACCATTGCGGCCGCAATCAATTCGATGACCGGCAGCACGAAGCGGAATATTCCTCTCGGCGCCATCGACCTCCACAAGAAGGACGAAGACGGCAAGGACGAATATCTCGACCTGTTGACATGGACCGGCGCCCGGCGCGGCCTGCGCACAACGGGAATGGACGCGGTTATTGAAGGCATCCGCCAGGGCCGCGGGGCGGGGGAGATTCTGGACAGCGCCAAGCAGCAGGTTGTGAACAGCGCCATGCACCCGCTGATGGGTCCAGCGCCAAAGTTCGCGATCAATGCGGCTTTCGGTGTCGATCCGGCGATTGGCGCGCCATCGGCGCCGGCGGCAAAGCCCGGCGAATCGCAGAGCGTGCGCAATCTGAAGTACGCAGCCAAAGAGCTGAATCCGATGGTGGCCGCCGGCGTTGAAGGCTTTGAAGCCAGCAAGTTGATGGGCGGCTCAAACTCGGATGCGCTGAAGAAGGCCACCAAAGAAGCGACCGTGAGCGCGTTGAGTGGAGCTGTCGGTTTGAAGTCGGCACGGAAGCCCACCAGCCAGGCGCTGGACCTCGCTCAAGATTTCCTGCGCCGTCGCCAGCCGGCCGGAAGCGCCGCGACGGACGATGATCAGGAGTCTCGAGTCATTCGCGCCAAACTGGTGGAAGCAATCCGTGAAGGGAAAGACCCGCAGCAGGCCATCAAAGAGGCGGTCGCCAGCGGCGAGGTCACGGAAAAACAGGCATTCTTGTCGGCGAAGAAGGGTCACATTTCGCCCACTGAAGCCGTGTTCAAGGCGTTGAGTCTGACTGAAGCGAATCAGGTGCTGAAGGTCGCCACGGACGCGGAGAAAGCTGAGTGGCAGGATCTGTACGACCTGAAGATTGGCGCCAAAGCCAAGACCATGGCCCGGCCGATGCCGCTGAAGAAGCGCGACGGGAAGACCCTGGCTGAGCTGAAAGAGGCCTGGCGCGTCGACGTCGGTGACGCGGCTCGAATGTTGAAAGAGGCTGGGGTCGATGACACTGGCATTCGCCGGGCGTACAAGGCGGTGATGAAGGGTAAGAAGCCCGAGAGTATTACCAGCGGCATGAACCTGCTGAACCACCAGCTCAAGAAATTGCAGACTCAAAAATCCGTTGGAAATCCGTTGGCCATGAACACCAAATAAATGGCGAACAGGTTTTGACGATTCTCAGACCATTTTTACAACTTAGTATGCCTAACCTTGTCTTATGTTAGGCTTGTTGGCTATTGATGCCATTGGACTTACAAGATTGTTTGAGTTTAAAAATCCGTTGCTCTACCAATTGAGCTACCCCTTCTCCTTGCTGCATAACGACTTATAAATCTACTCGTTCGGATTCCGACGTTTTTTCCGACTGTTCTGTTTCCCATTCGTTGGGACTGAGCATTTCGCCGCGGCCCCACGCTGCCATCGTATCGAAGTCTAGATAGTGGTGCTGCGCGACGACAAGCGAGTGGCCCATTATGCGGGCATAGGTCATGATGTCAACTTCCCTGGAGATCCTGAACGCCGCGGTGACCCGGAGAAACTGCATCGTGAACGTCGGTCGAAGGTCGCCGATGACTTCGCCGTCCTTGATCTTCGGCCATACCGCTTTCCGCAGGGCCGCCAGTGCGTCACAGAGCGAGTCTGAGCGCACGCTGTAGCAGATGGGCCCAGAATCCTTCTTCAGCGGTTTGAGCGCGCTCAGGACGCCTGTGGCCAGCGGAATCACCCGCTGGCGGCCGCGCTTGCCTTGAACGGTCATCAAGCCCTGGTCGAAATCGATGTGGTCCCACTCTGACCGGCCGATTTCGGCGGCACGCAGGCCGGCGCCTAAAGCGAGTATGATCGGCAGCCATGCCGCGGTGCCCTTGCCGGCGGCCAGTAGCTCGCGCTGCTGGGCCTTATTCAGCGGCTTCTTGGCGTTCTTCGGAACCGATGGGAGTTCCAGATTCTCTGCCGAAGCTGGGTTACCCTTCCACGGGACCATTGGCGGCCGACGCTTGCCAAGCCACACGCAGAATTTTGAAAGCGCGCGCTGGTCGTTGTTCACAGAGACCGGCCCAACCGTTTTCGCGCGGTGCTCAAGGTAGTCTTGGATCAGGCCAATTACTTCGTCGCGTGTGCTGGCGGCCAGGTCAATGGCGCGAAAGGCAGCAAACCTCTCCAGTCGGTTGTGGGCGTCGGAGTAATACGTGCCTTCAGCCGTTGGCCATTTGGCTGTGCAATACTGATCAACGGCGCTGGCGATGGGCAAATTCTGCGACTTGAAGTGTTGCAGAGTCGAGGCCTTCTCCACGGCCGCTTCGGCAACCTTGCGAGCTTTACGAACGTCGCCCTCGTGTGTTGTTTTATATTGCCGGGGCTGGCCGCGCAGTTTGAAACGGTAATACCACGCTGCGGCATTTTCGGGCCACTCCAGCGTGACTTTAGTGTGAACCATCTCAGTTGAGTATTTAAATTTGACAGGTTTCACGGGTGATCCAATACAACGTAGACAGTTTCTTTTGATCCAAACTCATTCCCGACATCTGTCGTGTGCTTAAAAACCTTTTTAATTTTCCATCCTGACTCCATGAGCCCGTCGATTTGAGCTCTTTCCTTTGGAAGTGTTTTTAGAATCTGTTGTCTCGGATTTGATTTTTTGCGGTTCGACCACTCCAAATAACCGACTACGGATATGACCGCCAGCCCGACGACAATTACCACAATCAATAGCGGTCTCATCGCAGCATCCCCGAGCGCTTGACAACGCCTTGAATCAAGAAATCGTCGCCCATTCTGACATGAATGACGGGATAAAAATCGTTGAGAGCGAGAATGTCAACGCTGTATTTGATTCCCTGTGTTCGCTCAATTCGTATGCGTTTCAAAGAAGACTCGCCGTTGTGAAGGATGATGCAGTCTTTGCCGTTGTAGCCTCTGACGGCTTCATAAGGAACATAGCCAGATCCCTCATCAGCATCCGGCGTGAGGTGAAGATTCACCGGGCGCCACACCACAATTTCACCATGTCGATATTCGGGGAGCATGGAGTCGCCAGAGATTTCACAGGCATAGCATCCGACGTCCTCCTTGGTTCCCGAGATATAGCGAATCGGATGGATCGCATCCCTGATTCGGCCCGGCGTTGCCGCAATGGGCCCGAGCACCGGAATGGGATATTCAGAAGAGAGCGCGTCTGGTTCCGCTACCACATCCGTGCTGCGCCGCGTCGGCTTGGTAATTTCACTGACGTCCACGTTAAAGAATTTTGCAATTTCTCTGATCGTTGCAGAGCGAGGGCGCGCCTTGCCATTTTCCCAGTAACTGACTTGCTTCTGCGTGAATCCAAGAGCCTTTGAAAACTCTTCTTGTGAAAGATTTTTTTGTTCCCGCAACTGCTGTATGCGTAATCCTAACTCGTTTGCCATGAACTCCCTCCGGGAATGATTGTTACCATCTTGGTAACATAAAAGTCAAATATTACTCTCCAAAAAGACATTTTATTACCTTTCGTGTTGACGTTTGGTGAAGCTATGGTAATAGTTTATCCATCAAAAGGAAATAAGGGACACCAAGATGCTGAGCTTCGCCCAAGTACTGAGCACATGCGGGGTGAGAAAGGCAACGCTTGCCAGATTGGCAGGCGTCTCCCGTGCTGCGCTGACTCGCTACGAAAAGGGCGAGCGCCAGCCTGAGCTGAGTATCGCGGACCGAATTGCGAAACTTACCCATCACGACGTGATCGTTGACGACGGCGTTCTTCGTTTTATTCCACAGAAGAAGCGCGGCCGGAAGGCGGTGATGGCGTGAGCGAGATTGAAACTCTCATCCGCAGCATCGTTCGCGAGGAAATCGCGAAGTTGAATCCAACTTCGACGATGACGCCAGCGGATCATCGTTTGAAAGCCAGGCTATCCATCGAGCAGCTTTCGAAGGCGCTGAAGATTCCGATGTGCGTCGAGCAGCTCTATCGGTATGAGCGCGGAGAACTGAGCTGTATCGATGACCGTCGAGTTGTTCTGCGGATGCGCGCCATCTCTGAAATTCTCAACATCGACATCGTGACTTATCGCCAGGCTGTTCGATCCCAAATGCAGCAGCGTTGAAAAGGAACGTCCATGCGGCGAACGAAAAACCGTGTCGCTGGCGAGCTGTACAAATCGCATGAGCGGTGGGCCATGGAAATCGGATTCAGGATGGCCCGGCGATATGCGCCGCTGCTCCAGCGCATGAATCGCGGGCAGGTTCGGCAGGCGGTGAGAGTGGGGCTGTGGGACGCGTGCCTGAAGTATGACGCGAAAGTCGGTGAGTTTAAGCCCTTTGCGTACAAGCGGATTCGTGGACAGGTGCAGGATGAATTTCACAGCCTCAACTGGTGGGATGTGCGAACGAAGCGGGGGAATCCCGTGCGCATGGAATTGGAAATCGAAAAGGATCGTGTTGACGAGCGCCAGCCTAAAACAGTCACAGACCACGAAGACAAGAAATCGAAACCGCAGGACGCACAGGTCATTGCCTGCGACTACATCCGCCAGTTGCTCAAGTTCGTTTCAAAGCCGCTGTGCAAAAAGATTCTGCGGATGCGGTACTGGCGAAATCTCTCTCATCGCCAAATCGGTGACAAGTTCGGACTGTCAGTGAGCCGTGTGTCGCAAATCGAACGTGAAGCGCTGGATGAAATGCGGATTGGCGCCGCTGGTTTGAAATAGGAGTCGGTTATGTCAGATGGTCGCGATCTTCTCACCCACAGTCGGCTCCAGGCGCTCAAGACCTGCGCGCGCAAGCACTACCTGCAGTACGAGCTGGGCATTCGACCGCTGAAGACCTCGGCGCCGCTGCGCATGGGTGACGTGTTCCACAAGGGCAAAGAGTATCTGCGGAAGGGCGTGGCGCCCGAAGACGCGCTGATGCAGGCGCTGAAGGTGTACGAGGCCGTTCCCGCGGACATCAAGCCATGCGATTGGGCCATCGAACGGGAAAAGTGCTTCCGGCTGCTACATGGCTACATGTGGTACTGGAAGGACGACGGGCTGAAGTTTGTGGAGACCGAGAAGGTTTACACGCTCCCGATCATCAACCCGGATACCAATCGGCCGGCACTCAAGTTCGCCAACGGCGGCAAGATCGACGGCATCGTGCAGCTTCCGGATGGCCGCCTAGCCGTGGACGAAACGAAGACGGCCGGGAAGGACATTTCGCCGGAAAGCGACTACTGGCTCAAGCTACGCATCGATGAGCAGGTCACGCGCTACTTCTACTCGGCGCGCAAGCTGGGCTATGACATCGCCTGCATTCACTACGACGTCATCCGCAAGCCGACGATTGAGCCGAAACAAATCCCGCTGCTCGATGAGAATAATTTCAAGATCGTTCTCGATGCCAACGGCCAGCGCGTGATGAATAAAAACGGCACGCCAAAGCAGTCTGCCGACAAGGAAATGGGCTGGGTTCTCCAGTCGCGGATCGAGACGGCACAGGAATACGGCGACCGGTTGACGGCAGACATCGGTGAGCGGCCCGCGTTCTACTTCCAGCGCAAGGAACTCCAGCGCACGGATAAAGACCTCGAAGATTTCGAGCACGATCTGTGGCAGCAGCAGCAGCAGATGAGCGAGCTGCGCCGCACGGGCCGATGGTTCAAGAATACGGGCGCCTGCATCGGCTTTGGCCGCTGCGCCTACGCCGATCTGTGCTTCAACGGCTTCACTGGCTCTGAACCGCTGCCGCCTCACTACGCCAAATTCGACAACGTCAACCCCGAATTGGACAGCAGCGATGAGTGACAGTGACCCGGATTACTACGTGTCAGTCGAAACCATGCAACAAGCTCTCAAAGGAGAAAGAAAGATGACCACTGCAACTGCACGCCCCACCGCTGGGAAACTTCCGGCGGCCCCAAAGCTGACTTCAACGGCTCCGCAAATCGGTGCGGCTCCGAAGAAGACTTTTAGTATCGCCGCGCCAGTGAAGAGCGTTGAGCGGAAAACGATTGTTTACGGCACCGGCGGCGTGGGCAAGAGCTCGCTGATGGCGCGGATGCCCGGCACCACGGTGTTCATCGATCTGGATGGCTCGTTGCCGGTCATCAAAGACACGCTGAAGGATGTGGACGGCAACGATCTGGACTTGGGCGTGGTGACCGGCGTAGAAACGTGGCAGGACTTGCGCGATTTCCTGCACAGCCCGGACTGCTTCAAGGGCGTCAAAAACGTCGTCATCGATACGCTCTCGAAGGCCGAAGAGATGTGCCTGGCACATCTGCTGGCGACAAAGCCGCATCAGGACACGGGCACGCCGGTCAACAGCATTGAAGGCTACGGCTACGGCAAGGGGTATCAGTACCTCTACGAAGAATTCCTAAACCTGTTCAGCGACCTTGATCAGCTCATCCGCATGGGGCTGAACGTGGGATTGATCTGCCACGACTGCACCACTGAGGTGCTGAACCCGCAGGGCGAAAACTATCGCCGATTCGAGCCGCGCCTACAGCACCCTGGCTCCCAAAAGAACTCCGTGCGCCTGAAGGCGAAGGAGTGGGCCGATCATCTGCTGTTCATCAGCTACGACCTGGCCGTCAACAAGGATGGCAAAGCCAAGGGCGGTGGCAGTCGGACCATCTACCCCGTCGAAACGCCGTGGGCCATGGCGAAGAGCCGCACACTCCGCGATCCGATTCCGTATCCCGAAGGCGATGCGTCCCTGTGGGCGCAGATTTTCTCCTGATTCGAACTCACCCAAAACTCAAACCCGCAAAGAGAGGAAAATATTATGACTGAAGTGATCATCAAAACGCAGGCGGAACTGGATGCGCTGCCTGCGTCATTCAAGGAATGGACGTGGATCAAGATCCAGTCGGAGCGTCACGTCCGCATCAGCGTGACCAAACGGTGGGAGAACTCCAGCGTCGAGGCGTGGGAGAACTCCAGCGTCGAGGCGTGGGGGAACTCCAGCGTCGAGGCGAGGGAGAACTCCAGCGTCGAGGCGTGGGAGAACTCCAGCGTCGTGGCGTGGGGGAACTCCAGCGTCGAGGCGTGGGGGAACTCCAGCGTCGTGGCGAGGGAGAACTCCAGCGTCGAGGCGTGGGAGAACTCCAGCGTCGTGGCGAGGGAGAACTCCAGCGTCGAGGCGTGGGGGAACTCCAGCGTCGAGGCGTGGGAGAACTCCAGCGTCGTGGCGTGGGAGAACTCCAGCGTCGTGGCGTGGGGG